CACTCGCCCCCCTCGCATACGGCCACGATCCTTACGCGCAGCCTTAGCATTAGTTTTCGCCAATTTAGCCTCGGCTTTCGCTGCTTCTTTCTCGGCGCGCTCATCTTCCTTCCTGTAGCTCTGTGGAAGGGCCACCTCGTCTTTGCGATCCTTTAAGAAGTAGTATAAAGCACCCACTCCAAGGGTTACAATCCCAGCCGCGCTAATGGCCGAGAGAATAATTGCCCATTTATGGTTGCTAACCCACTCCATCAACGTACGGGTAGCAGCACTAATGCACTCAGAGAGCACAAGAGACAGCCACCAATTGCCGAAATCAGTGGCCAACGCTTCAAACTTCGCTTGGAGACGGTCCCACGTTTGAACCGTTAGCTTACGAAGTCGACGCACAGCTTCAACCACCCGGTGCGCAAGGTATTTCACCTTCCCGGAGAAGATGCGCCAAACGTCATTACCTGCATCAACGACACGACCAGGGAACTTGCGCAAACGCGTCAATGCATCCTCATCGTCGTACCATTCCTCCAAATCAGTTTTAATCGCAAAAAGTGCGTCGAGTTGCTCAGTGATTTCCTCTTCGAACCTAGATTCCGATGAGAAGAGACCACCTTGCGGCACCACTTCACCTTCAGCATACTTCGGCACGTCTGGAGCAGATTTCTTCTTGTCCTTACCCGAGGAGCCTGGGCGAGAAGCTAAGATTATGGCCCGGCGATGTTCGGCCATAGTGTCCTTTGAGACAGAAACGACGGGTTCCGTAAATCTCTGGACCTTACGTTGTGCAACCTCGGCGTTCCACTGCAAACCAGCAGTAACGTAACCCAAAACCTCCGCATACCCGATCTTTGAAGTTTTAACGTCTTTACCCTGAGTCGGATGAAAAAAGAGAAACTTCCATGTCTTGGGATCTTGCGGGCGCGACTCAGGCAACATCTCAAGCTCCAAGTGCACACGACGATAGTACGCACCTGGCTCAATAATGCCAAGATTTGAGGGGCGACGACCGCCGTTACGTGAACCAATAATGAGAAGGCTATCGAAGAAAGTCGTCCCTTTATCAGTTAGCTCTGCCATATCGAGGGGATAGGCCGCTGTATTAACGGCGTTGATGAGCATCATCACCTCTTCACGACGAAACGCTACATCATCGCGCTGAAGGAAATCATCGAGCTCGAGCACGGGCTGGTTTTTGTACCCATCCCAACGTGTGTCCGACATTTTCTTGGTAAACTTCATGTTGTCATTCCATTTATCTGGATAACGTTCATTAATGCCATGCAGAACTGGGGCAATGTCCACATACAGCTGCTTCATGAACGTAGACTTGCCCACTCCGGTAGCACCACGAACTTCAACAAAGAAAGGCTCAATTCGGTCATGAGCCGTTTTCTTGGCAGCAACCAAAAGATCCTGCCAGGAGACAAGGGTTCGTCGCGCTTCAACGATCTGCGTAACATACCGAGGAGGAGCTTTAGAGCGAGTGAGCGTGTCTTCCAACTTTGCGAAGTCCTCAATAAGATCAGTGATCTTCTTCTGATACGCCGGATCAGCATGAGTTGCAATCACGCGCGCTGGGTCATCTCGAATTGCGTTGAATCGCTCGAGAAGAGGATTGATCTTCGCAATGATGGAACGTTCAGACCACGGGACCCAAGGAGCGCCAAAGAGGGACTCATATACAAGCCCCACAACGGCCTCGACCAATGGTTGAGCCGCATCAACAACAGTTTTAACGTCGCGAATCGTGGCAGCAACATTGCGGAGACCAATGAGAGTAGTCGCTGCAAACGTAGGCAGCAAACCAACGTGCTTGCCAACAATCTTCGTAGTCTCTGTAGCCCCTTGAACAAACAGCTCAGAAAGAAAGGCCACGAAATTGTTGGACGCATCCACAAGCTCTTCCCAGCCCTGTGGCTCAGCTGTCGCTTCGTCAAGATCAACAATGAGCTTCTCGCCGTCCTGTGGATTAGGACAAGTCGTAAAAGTGACTCCGTTTTGAGTTACCTCCTTCGTGAGATAGAAACCCAAAGAAGGCTCCGCCGAAATGTCGTCTCCTTGAACAGCTCGATCCGCAAATGGATTCGGGATCGGCTTAGCAGAAAACACCTCGGACGGAGAAGGAGCAACCCCACGAGAAGGGGGAACCAACGGCGGCTGCGCAG